ATAATACGAGTGCCGGGACGATAGTTCCAATTATATAACTTTCTGAGGACAGGAAAGTCATAACTAATAATGTTGTGTCCGATAAGAACATCTGCATCATATAGATCCTCAAGAGCCTTCTCTATTTCATCGTATTTATAGGACCACTGTTCCCCTGTATCAGTATCTAACAGTGCAATACAGTGGACCTTGGATACAGTTTTTAAGAGACCGTCTGATTCAAGATCGAATAATATTGACTTCACGTTTCTCCTATTGGGACCATACGTCCCTGTATGTTATATTCAACGGTATCAGCTTCTCCTACTTGTCCATCGTTTCTATCTTTCAATATTCTTATGAGAGATCTATTAGGATTAGTAGACTGCTGGTCTCTTTCTAACGCCCACACACAATCTGATAATTGTTTGAGACTTCCAGAACCACGGAGGTCACGTAAAGTTACACGGCCACCTTCCTCGTGTGGTTTACCATCTGGCTGTCGAAGATGAACGATACCAATGACGCCAAGACCAGTTTCTTGGATTAATGAACGTAGCTTTGTAAGCAATACGTCAATGTCACGACGTTCACCTTCACTTGATGATTGTTGGCCTGATATAACAATGCTGATATGGTCAAGTATCACAAAGTCACATTTGAGAACCTGACGCATATAACGTATCTTAGATAAGAGACGATCTGATTCTAACGAACCGAAATGGTCATAGAAATACATTCGTTCCGATAAGACACGAGATAAAGAAGTTTCCCATTCGGTGTCGGACAGTATACTTGGGTCTTCACGTAACGATCTAAGTCTGACGTTATTGTCGATTGCAACATACGCCTGTGCTGTTGTCGTTGTCGCTTCTTCGAGAAAGATATTACCAATTGTCAGACCGTGTTTTTGATGTAACCAATAGCCAACCTCACGAGCAAGTGTCGATTTACCGATACCAGAACCAGCGGTTAACAAGGTCAATTGACCAGCAAAAATACCACCAAGTTTCCTTGAAAGAATAGGCCATGGTAGACTATAGCCAGCAACTACTGCTTGCTTCAATTGATCCTTAGTTAAATCACGACCACTAAGGATACCGTCTGGTCTCCATTCCACTGCGTTCCAAAATGCAGAAACAATAGCAGCCTCACCATCGTTGATGAGGACTTCGTTTGCATCCTTACGCTGAAGCTTCATGACATAAGCTTTACCAACAGGCAGCACTTCTGCCACCTGTTGTGTTGCTTTTTGTCCAGGCTCATCGTTATCAAAACAGAGAACAATACGTTCAAAACCGTTTAAGAACTCGTATGCTGCTTTGATTGCTTTGACTGCTGATTGAGCGCCATCTGGTAAACTAACGACAGCCCATTTGTTGTTAAACGCTTGACTTACGCTTAAACAGTCGATTTCACCTTCTGTGATGACGATAGCTTTTCCATTGGACCATAGATGCTGACCGTAGAGAGGTAGGCAAGCGCCTCTTTCTCCCAACCAACTAAAGTGCTTGTCGGCTCCGCGAATTTTCTGAGCGACAATAGTCCCTGCAACATTCCTATGGTTAGCAATGTGTATGGGTCTACCATCTTCGGTAACTCCGACTTGGTAGCCAAATAATCGGCAAGTATCTTCTCGTAGACCTCGCTTTGGTAAGTCTGAGTAATCTCCCGATAAAAGTTTAACCATTGATCTGCTGGATGTTTCATTCACTGTTATCTCTCTTTTAGAGTGGGAACCGCTATACGTTAGACACTTGTGACAATAAGCAGTCCCATCTTTGTAAAAACCATTGGCACCAGAAGAACCACATACATCGCATGGCCCACTGTATAGGTAGGTTCCCACGAGTTATCCTTATTAAGCTTTGTAAAGGTTATCTAAGTTAGACCACCAGTATGATGTCTCTGACACCTTAGCGTCTGGATCATCGCCCATACCATTGTGTCCATCATACCAGTTGCGCCATTTGACCAACACACGTTTACCTAATGGACTGTCAGCAAGTTTAATTACTTTACCTTCGAGGAACTGAAGGTTTACTTGCTTGTAACCACCGTGTTTATGTTCTTGATCTGGAGTCCCGTTGGCATGATAAATAACACTGTCGCCAACATTGATGTCATCTTGAGCAGAAGCTGTTTCGACTACTTTATCCCAGTAACTATGAGCCGCTTTGTTAATGACAGCTTGGTCATCATCAGGTGTCTCTGGCCCTTCGTCTTCATCGTCGAAGAAATAGTTTTCCTCTGGCTCAAACCAAGACTCTGCCCAATTGGTAGTGTGGTCCCACTTATAGTCACCACGGAACAAATAATCCTTGGTTTTAATACCATTGAGCCTTTGTCCTTCGACCTGATCGACGGCTACCCAACAGAAACCAGCAGCACGGAGAAACTCAGCGAATGTCGCCATCGCCTTTGGCAAATAGTCTGCTTCCTCTCCGTGCAACTCGTAGGTAAACTCTCGACCAAATCCAGAGTAACCAAAAATCATTCTTGATGGTACATCGCTCATGCTGCGACCTCATAACGAGCGTAACGATGCCCGGAAGCATCCATTTTAAGTTCAGTTGCGATAGAGATGCCTGTGTTTCGCAAATCATGAATGCAGGCAGAAAGACGATAGATGCTATAAACAGTCCAAGCTTCCATTGGTGTAATTGATCCATACTTGGAAAGATGATTTAAGATTTTTCTTGTTTGCGGTTTGAGCTTGAGGAGCTGTGCGATTGGGATTGTTTTAGTTCCTGTAACCATTGTTCTGGGATTACTCCTTTGTCTGAATATAAAAAACCATGCGTCTCTGCCCACTGTGCAAGCGTGGTCTTAGAGCCGGGATAGATTTTAGTTTTGTGTGCTGACTGAAATACAAATCGAAGATCTAAGCTTGGATATTGCTGCTTAAGCAACAGAAACTTTTTTCTTTCTGCTGCATCCCTTCGATATTGACCACCAAAGCGGCCTTTTGCTTCAATTAGGATGTCGCCACATGCAAAGTCTGATACGTATTTGGCTTGGCGTTCTGGAACAGTGTAAGGGATTTTCACTTGTTCGTAAGTGAACTCAATGCCATTATCAGTTAATTGTTGAGCAACTTTGTCTTCTAGTTTCGATCTATACTTGGCTCTAACTAAAATCGGATTTAGTTCAGATATCCAAGGCACTCAAATCGCCTTCTTGTCCCTTCGCTACATAACCATCTTCGATGTCGTCAAATGCACAATTATTTGCATTACGTTCAACAAGATCCACGACTTGAACTTGGTTCAAACGCAGACTAATACCATCGCCATAGTTATAGACTTCAGCGGAAAATCTGACTTTAGATCCTCCACCAACTGATGTATTTGCTGCTAATGGGTTCTTGTGAGCATCAAAGACAACTGGCTTGTATTGACTTTTAGCTGGAATGAGAAACAAACCGTCTTCACGACCATCTTTGATTGGAAGCTTTGGTTTCTTTGTATCAAACTTTTCATCTTTGATCAGTTCAAGAAGTTTAGCTTTGAATGCTTCTGCTTCTGTTTTTGATAACTCAAGACCAAGTTTGTAGTGTGTTTGACCTTTGAATGTGTCTGGTTTCTCCAAAAATGGATATACTGCTGTTCCAATTGGAGATGTAATAATCTTCTTGCCCATTTGTATCCTGTTAGTTTCTGATGTAAATGCCAGCGTTCTCAAGTTTCGCAATCAGATCCATTGGCACTGGTAGATCGTTGCTTAGTAATTCAACGCACATATGGAAAACGTCTTGAACCGTGTAATTGTCCAAGTCGAAATCTTCATCGTATATTCTTTCCATGTAACTATGATCCGATAGCTAGTATGAGTCAGATGGCTCATAACTAGGCAAATGCATACTCAGCGAACATGACGTCAGCCAACTGCAATTGCCCTTTTTGTGGGATAGGAGCCAGCTTGAACCTATTGTGGGTCAACTGTTTCCATGTAGTATCTAAGATGTTTTGTAAAACATCATTGCGTTCATAAAGTTCAATGAACGTCTTCTTGATCAACTCACGAAATCTTGGTGCATCATTAGGTAAACAGCCAAAACTATCGTGAACTAATGCAATACTGGAAATACCCGCTTCCTTTGCTGCCAGCACAACCATTTGTAGGTGTGTCGCATCAAGACTGTGAACAAACGATGCAGCAATAGCATTAGAAGCTCTGTTTTTATCGATACCAGATGCCTCAATACCACTAGATGCTGTTATTCGACGGTTCAGTCCTTTATCAATAAGGTAAAGCTGGATACGTTTTATTTCTATTTTAGGATAACGTAACATCACTGGAAAACCTGTAGGTGTCGTCCACGTAACAGGCTTTTCTTCATGAGCCATTGTTCTGGCAATGGTCTGAAGGAACTTCATGACCTCTGCTGGTTTTGATATGGCCTGTTCAATGGCTGCGTAAATGTGATGGCTCAGATATCGAGCCGCTGCGTAACCATTATCATTACCAAATGGATGTGACTTATATTTTCCAGCGAGAACATCCAGTTCTAAAGGTCTCATTAGATCCTCAAGTAACTGGTTCTGCATCCCATAACGTTTACTAGAATAGGAGTAGGTCATTACGTTGCGTTTTACAGTTGATCTGCTGATACCAAACGACAACCATAGTGATGCCAACTCAGTTTCAATTCCTCCTTCTTTATCATTAGTAACGCGCTGTTTCACTATTTCAGCAACGGCTGAATAGATGTCTGATGGTCGGTCGTTAGGTATAAGGTTTACAAGACCAGATTCAGATGCGTCAGCGCGTGACATACTGCATAAATGTTGCAGACCTGAGCAACTACCATCAAAATTAATTGGTAGATGAACTGGCCGCCCCTCTATGCCGTCATTGAGAGCTTTACATGCAGCTACAAACATGAACGGCTTATCTGCCTTGGTCCACATCAGGTTATCAAGAGGATATTCACCAGTCTCAAAGATGAACTGACGATTATCGTTGGCCCATTTCACTCTTTCATCAAATGATTTCTTTGAGACCTTTTCAAAATCACCAACATTTGCAAGGTGGACTTTAAGCCAATACAGGCCCTCCTCGTTGAGGATCTGGCCTTGTTCAAACTGAAACATAGACCTAAGAAAATCCTGACGTTGATAGCTGAAATGTGGTAGGGCATACAGGCGCCCACGGTAATCAAAATTGGATGGCGTCCAAAAAGACTTACCGACTAATAATTCTGCCTGACGTATGTCGCGGGATAGAACGACACGCTCACCCAACAAACCTCTGTTAGCAGACGCTACGTCGTTGGCCTTTGTCTTCCAAAGCTTTCGCTCATCATCAGACATTCTAACCCAAGGCTTCTCTTGCGGAGGCTTAGGTATGTCAGCCTTTGGCGGTAATCCTTCAACCGCAATACCATGATGATAACAGGCCTTTACAAGCTCTAACAAAGGCTCATTGATTGACCATTTGACTGCCTGTGCATGATTTAATGCTTCTAACGCTTTCGTCATTGTAGAGGCTTTTATCGCCTCATCAATGTGTCTTTTTACCTTCTTTTGGTGGGTGCGAACGAGGTTGTATGGTGCGTTATCGATATACAGACGAAAGTCATCCCAATGTTGGACAGGTCCAATTTGAGGAAGACCTATCATCGTTCTGTTAATCAGAGCGGCCATCAGATCTTCTAAGATCAATCTGGCTTCCTCTGTGATGGTAAACAGACCAGCCTCATCGACAGCAAATAAAGGACCAGAAAGTAAAACCTCTACAGCTACCTTTCCTGCCAACAATCTGTCTTTGTCAGACCACTCGTTAAACGAAAAGTTCTGAAGACGGTTCGCGTAGGAGTGGATTGCTCTTTTGCGGTAGGTCAATGACGAATGATTTGACTTTACGACACGTTCGAAACGTTCTGCTTCAATGACAGAATGTAATTTCAAACGTGAACCAAAATCCTCGTTCTCGATACCTGAGCCAATCGACCTCATTGTAAACTGTAGGGTAGGGTTATCGTTTCCTACAGCACACAATCCGTAATACATGAGTAAATAGGTCAACTTATCGTCTTCAATCGACAATATTGCCCTTTGTTTACCTTTGAACCCTTTCGATGATTTTAGGGATGCTTTCTTGGCTGTTACGATTGCTAGATGGTCATCAAAATATCTATTGATAAGCATCTGTGAACCATCAGTCCCACCAAGACCTTGCCGTTCCCATGTCTTAAGCTCACGTTTCGCGTGACGCTCTTCTGTCTCAATCTGTGCCTGACTGTTAACCATCGTTGTCATTCCGTTATCTTGATCGAACGGTCACTGTTCTCTAATAGTGTGTGTCTGATCGACCGATTCATCGTAACCAGTTGATATACAAAGATCTATTGGTATTATGTGTCATGTGGATCATACATTGGGGGTAGTCGTTGAGTCAAACCTACTGATTATCGCGTGATTTCAGTGGTTTACGCTTGGTCTTTGGTTTTGCGGAAGATTCTGCAAATCCTTGTACTCCGGTTCGAATCCGGACGAGGCCTCCAACACCACCGTAACCCTTTGATTTCGCGTGAGGGCGTTTGACATCCGTCAAGTCGTCGTCTGACAACAAAGGCCCTTGTGTACGTAAACCTGTAGTTTCGGGGTCACAATATTCATAATCGTTAACGAGGGATATGAGCGGGTTGGTAGCGGGAATGAAGTGGTTGTAGCGCGCTGTCGTAGAGACAGAAGAGTGACCTAATATCTTGCCGACAGTCAGACTTGGCGTTCCCTTTTTGGTCATCAATGTTGCTGT